AGGGTCATAATGCTGTGTCAAATTAGTGTCTGTAGATATTTCAGGAAAGAATTGAATTTGAGAATTAGCACCATCACAAATGGCTAATTTAGCGCCAGTAGTTGTAGTATGTCCAATGGCAACATTTCCAGAATTGTCTATCCTTACTTTCTCATTTCCACTAGCATCTTGAAATCTATGTTGATAGCCTTGATATTGAAAAATTGCTACATGAGAACTATCACTATCTACTGCTCTAATTTTTGCTTCTGATGTGTTTCCATTGTTTGTAGAACTTCTAAAAGAAGCTACTAAATCGCTTGTACCTCCAACATCTAAAGTAACTACTGGAGTAACACCTATACCAACTTGTTCAGAACTATTAATAGTTATAGCAGTTGCATCTGCGTTATCGTCTATACCTTGTGAAGTAAATGCTCCTTGGACAGTCAAATCTACTACAGAAAGACTTGCAAAAGCGTCTGTAACTGCTGCTCCACTACCAGCACCATCTAAATAGACTGCTTTTACATCACCATTTGGTATGGTTACGTTAGCTCCAGAGCCTTGTGAAATAATTATGTCTTGAGAACCGCTCGTACCGTTTTCAATAAAATGCATCCTACTCATAGTATTAGGTGCAATTGTTATAGTACAAGTTGAGTCTAGTGTACCTGTATATTTGATATACATAGCTCTACCAGGATCTGTAGATCCATCAGCTACAGTAGTAGTGTGAGTATCTGCGTTTGTAGTTATTGCTTCTGTGCCAAAGCCTAGTGCTTCACCAATCAACTCCAAGTTGGTGTTTGTACTTGTTCCCCAAGTTCCTGACTCATCACCAGTAGCTATTTCTTTAAGTCTTAGATCATTTACATAAGTAGCCATTTATATCTCCGTTCATTTGATTATATTACCTTTCTCTTGCATAGTTAAGCAACATCTTCCCAATTTGGGGTCTGGCTATCATCTATGGTTGTAAAACTAGGCGTTTGATCTTCATCTATTTCACTAAAGTTAGGGGTTTGAGATTCGTCTATAAGGCTCCAGACAAAGGGTTCTCCTAATTCTCCTGTAGCTGATACACCTGTTATTGATACTCCAGCTTTTGCTACAATCGTTACAGACCCAACCGATCCAGTAGACGAAACGCCATCAATATCAAATATTGCGTTATGATGTATGGTTACGGTACCAACTGCGCTAGTAGCGGAAAGTCCAGATACAGGCACATTTGCCTCTCCATCTACATCAACTGATACAGCTCCTAGTGTACCTACAGCAGATGGCAAAGTAGCTACTGCTTGACCATTTACTCCAACTCCTGATACTGCTCCTGTAGCTGACTGTCCAGTAGGCGTTACATTAGCCTCTGCGTCTATAGATGGCGTACCTAAAGCACTTGTAGCAGATTGTCCAGATGGTGTGACATTAGCTTCGGCGTCTGTTGTTATAGATCCTAGGGCGCTAGTGCCTGATTGTCCTGTAGGGGTTACATTTGCTTCTGCATCTATAGAAACCGTACCTAAAGCAGAAGTTCCAACTTGTGAAGCAGGCGTTACATTTGCTTTTGCAACAACGGTTAAAGATCCTACGGATCCTGTTGCAGCGTTAGGTGCAGTAAGCGTAACAGGATTAGGTTCGCCCCACGTATCGGAACCCCAGGTTCCACGACCCCAGCCCGTTATATCAGCCATAGGCTACTAAGCTATTCTTATGATAGCTGTACTTGCTGCTGCCGCAGGAAAAACTACCGTAAAATCACCTGCGGTAGATGTTTTATCTCCACCAAAATCAATAGTAGCTACTGAAGCGTTAGTTGCAGATGAGTTATAAATCATACAACCCCTAGCAGTAATCGTAGCTGTTCCAAACGTCAAATCAGCAAAATCAGTAAATCCTGTAGTGCCGCTTGAAGTAGGATCCACTCTAGTTAGGTTAGCCCCTCCAGATGTGTAATTGGTACCACTAGCTTGCCCTGTTGTAGTAAAAGCCGTAGTGGTTGCACCTAAAGTAGCAGAACTGGTGTATAAAGCCAGTTTAAAAGTACCCCCGCCGCTGTTTTTGAAATTGTGCGTACCTTCAAGAAGTTGTTTCTTAAAACTTGTAGTCAAAGTTGATGTTATAGCCATATTTATATCCTTTTTACAATTTTAGCTACATCTTCCTCTCCAGCCTTAATTAGCTCTTGAATCAAGGTAGCCTTATAGGATTTTATAGCATTTTTTATATAAATTAAACACACCTGTCTAATTGCTTCTTTATAGGCTTTAGCTTGTTCTTTAACGTGAGGTTCGTTATCTTCAGATACACCTACTATTTTTTCAGTCAAACGATCTGCCCAAAACTCAGGAGGGTGTCCTCCAAAGTTAGTGGTTTGCGCTTCTATAACACCTAAAGCTGGCAACGCGCCTGGAGTAATTTCATCTACCATACTTTTGGATCTCCTGCTTTTGACTCTTTTAGATGTGTATCATACCTATCCATAAGCATAGGTTTTTGCTCTACTTCTTTTTGTTCTACTTGGCTTTTGTCAAAGACTCTTAGTTTGTTTTCTTGATCATGTACAATAATTTTTGGATCATCTAGGCGATGATAACCGTACAATTTATCTTCTACAGGTATAGATGTATCTAACAAGGTTGAAGAATTAGCAACTTCTACTTGTATACCTGCGCCTTGACATTTAGATAACCAATACTCAACACATCCTCTACCTGACTCTGCAAAATATAAATTTCCTGTATAAGTAAAATCTACACCAAACATTTTTATACAGCCTACTTTGTTCCATAACGCAAAAGCTATTGCGTAGGCAACTGTATTATTGAGGTAGTAACAGTTTAACTCTCTGACCACTTCTTCTATAGGGTACAATACAAGTCCTTTTGCCCTTTCATCTAGCTCGCATGTATATATGGGTCCTTCATGCGTTTTTAGTATTTTGATCATGGAATCTGTTTGACCACCCGCATCGTCGCTGTCAAAAAAACGACTGGCTGGATCCATCATAAAAATACGATCATGGAATATGACGTCTGCTACGGCATTTATTGCCCAGACTTCGTCAAAATGTACTCCGTGTGATTTAGCAAGATTGTAGTCAAACCAACTACGTCCCATTCCTACGATGGCTACAGTCTTGCCCTCAAGTTTCTTGATAGGCTTCATACTTTCTCCTTTTAACTTACATTTGAGCGAAGTGAGTCATAGCGATATTCGTCGCGTCTTCCTCTAGCTTCTGCTCTATTTTTCAATCTAGCAATTTCTTGTTGGAATCTATTTTCGTAAGTTGCGAGTAAATCTGGTTCACCCTTCATAAAAGTATAGCCCTCGACTAACGAGCCATAAAGCAGAGCGTCTCTGGCATTTACGGAAAGCCAGGTGCCGTCTGTATTTGAAACCAAACTGTTTGGTCTATATAAATAATGCAATTCTACTGAGTAGTTTGCATCTGGTAATGGCGCGACGGTGATAGTTGTTCCAGAACTTCCAGAAGTGCTGTATTCCTTATCAAAGTCAGCGTAGTATTTAGGCAGTCCTCTCAGACTGGTATCAGTTATATCAGGAGTATATTCCTGCATAAAACTGGGGTGTTTCTTTTCCAGAAAATGATAGTCACTTGAACTATCAATTACTGCTAACGAAAAACTCAGAATAAAATCTGTAGGACAAGTCAGAAAACGGTTTCCTGTTGTCAAACTACCTGTCACATTTTTCCTAAAGAAATCTTCTTGTACTAAATTAAATATACGATCTTCTGCATTTTTTACAAAATCAGGTATTGTCGTATTGAACGTACTTTCATTGTTGTCCAGAAAGTTTTGTATCAAAGTATATAATTCAGTATAAGTCATGTTGTGATTGTAACTGTTCCCACACTTCCTGTCATTTCAGGTGTAGTAAAATTGGTACCCAAGATAGATGGATTCATAGACAAAGAATTTATGCTTGTAGCCGTAAAATTGTTTGCATCTGATACAACTACAAATCCCTCACCAACTTCTTTATCATTGTTGGGTCTTGGGTTGTAAACTGCTTCTGGGTCTGTAATTACTGGTCTTGGATCAATTTGAGGAGCTTTTGGTTCAAAACATTCGCTACAAACTTTTAAATTGTTCCATTCTTCTTTGAGTTCATGCAATTTGTATTCAAAACCACAACGATCACAAAGGCCACGCGCAAACTTTCCAGTAGCGTAAGCCACTAATAACTACTCCTCATAGATGGTTTTATACGAAATGATGCTCTATCTTCGTCTTGATCGGCTGCACGTCTAAATTCTTCTTCGTAAGCAGCCTTTAGCATTTGCATACGATCAGGCGCTCTCTTTATTGATATGTAGTAAGCCAATCCAGCGGCAAAACAAGGATAGAACCTAAATGGCATATCTAATGTATTGATAGCTGTATCGGCATCATCCATTCTGACTATTTTGTTAAAAACCAATATATCCGTAGAGTTTTCAGGGCTTGGCCATATTTTTATTACGGGTGTAGTTAGCTTGTCAAAAAAGAACTGCGAAGGTCGGCTTTTTGTATCTTTAGTTGGTATATTCAAATATTCAGAGCGACTGATTCTGTTCATACTTGTATCAGTTGTTTCACTATTAACTGTTCTACGCAACGACATATCTAATATATCAATTACGTTAGAATTCAAAGAATAACTAGAAGTTCCTTCTGTTACAGTTTGGGTAGCTTGTTCTATTGTCCATTGATTTAAACCTCTATTGGCCCATTCTGCCAACATAAGATTTATAGATCTTTTTGCTGTTTTAAGATCGTATCCTGTTCTTAGTTCAATACCACAACGCTCAAAAGCTTCTTCAACAAACTCGGTTACGTTAGGTTCAAAATCTGTACTGCCTGAAAGTGCCATTACTCGTCCTCTGCATATAGATTATCAAAAATTCTGTTTACATCCAACGTATAGTCTAAATCAGACTTTGAATAATGTATATGTGCGGATGGTCTAAAATCAGGTGCGCCTGATCCAGTCTCAAACCAAGCGGGGTGGGTAACTCTTACACGATTATTTGGTAACGCTACGATATTACCTGTCCATTCTCCTGCGTCTAATAATTCTAAAACATGACTTTGTTTATGTTGGGCAGGATCATCAGCTATCTCATTTTCAGCATAATCAACAGTAAACATGTATTTAGCTGGGTAAAAATTACCATCTATTTTAGCCAGCCAAGGACAAGGTGTGGCTCTATCTAATACGTAAACGGCATGATGGTGTGAAGAACAATCCCAAGGTTGAGCATCGTGAACAGCCATTGGTTCTGGCCACTGTTCAAAAGGTGTATCTCCTACAAGCGCTGTTATTGGCATCCTGGCCCACATAGCGCCACCATGAACTGTATCTTCTTCTTCGCCTTCTGCCTCTATACCTGTAAATATCAATTGAAAACTTAAACAACGGCAAGGCATCGTCGTAACAGCGATAGCCATGGCGTGAAGAAACTCACCGTGATATTTTTCGTGATTATGCGTATATTCTTTTCTGACCCAGCATTTGAAATGTGGGATGTTGCTTTGTAAGTAAGCCACTTACGGCCTACCTTTCCCGCCCTTTTTGTATCCTTTAGATTTCATTGGGCCACCCTTGTTCATACCTTTGCTTTTGTATACGCCGCCTTTACGCATGCCTTTGCTTTTGGCGACACCGCCTTTACGCATACCTTTGCTTTTGTATACGCCACCTTTACGCATACCTTTTGATTTTACTTGGCCGCCAGCGGCATACCCTTTTGTTCTTTTATACATAGTAAACCTTTATTTTTTAGTAGTTTTCTTTTTAGCAGGTGCTTTTTTCTTAGCTGGTGCTTTCTTTTTTGGAGCAGCCTTTTTCTTAGGCATGTTTAAGTAGATCCTTGTTTCCTCTACTGGCTCATCAGGTCTTACCTTTGCATTTTGTCTAGCCTTCATTTTGGCATCCATTTTTTTATCTGCTGCTTTTTTTGCTGGCATAATTATCTCCTAAGATATAGTCGTTACTTTACGACGATTGTTCATAACTTTACCACAGCCTTTTGCTATGAATCCACCGTTTTCCTTCTTCACACGATTTTGTTGAGACATGGCTTTTTCAATAGCCATACCTCTTTTCATTTCGTATGAAGATATATTACCGTCTTTGTTAAGATCAGCTTTTAATTTGTTTTTTAGCATCTCTCCTCCTCTGCTTACAGAAACTCTAGCTTTTTTTGTATTTGCTACTACGGTTTTACCTTTTGCACCCGCAGCTTTTTTCTTACGTGCAGTTTTGGCACGTTCTGACTTAGATAGACTTTGAGCTTTAGCTTTTGGCAAACATCTATCTGGATTCTTTTTATTTTTACTGGTTCCACACGGTCCCTTAATAGAACCATCAGTACCTATTCTTACCCAGTTTTGTTCTCGCCACTGTTTAAGTTGTCCCATTATCTCAATCTATTTGGCATTACTCTGCCTTGTCCTCTTACGTTAAATACCAATCCCCCTCCAGCTTTCTTAACCCGTTTCTTTTTCTTAGAGTCTTTTGCATAGTTTGGATCTTTACAATATTTTGATGCGGCCATATTTGCATAGGCAGAAGGATATGTATCAAAAGTACGTTTTGCCCAAGCCTTGCCAGCTGGACATATTTTACCGCCGCTTTTAGCTTTTGCCACTTAGCATCTCCATTGTCTTCTTGACCAATAATTTGCTTTAGTTCTATCGTCTCCTAGATTTTTACTGCGAGCGCAGTAAGCTTTTCTTTTTTTAGGATTGCTAGGATGTGCGCCTAATTTTGGGTCGCCAAAAGTTACCCGTTTAATTTTTCCAGAGGAGGGAACTCTAACAAAAACTTCTCTAGTTTTCTTACCGAACCCAGGAGAACCCTTAGAGATTCTCCTTGGTTTGTTCAGAGTTACCTTTTTGCCCCTGTATTCAGCCATATTAAGCGTGGAAAACAGTCATATTTGTAAAAATAGTGGTGCCTGCTGTGTAAGGCACGTAAACGCCGTTTTCAAAAACGATACCTTCAGAAGGTATTGTTACATCTCTTTCAGCTGTTGCACTTGCTACAGTACCTAAAGACAAACGTGTTGTACCACTTTCTCCAGCATCAGAACTATCTCTAAAATTAACAGTTCCAGCTGTAGATGAATTTACAATAAAAGTTCCTTTCAATCTGGCACGACCAGCAAAAATAACGTCTATTGCTGACGTATTCATGCCTGCCGTAACAGCTCCAGCCGTTGCATCATCCACAGCAATTTGCGTCACAGTTTTAAAATGTTTACTGCTAGTTGCTGCGGCTGTATCAGCACCCGTAACCGCTTCAGAAATAGAATCGCCGTTTGCATCAGTACCAGTGACCGTAAAGGTTCTTCCAGAATCATCAGCAGCTGAAGTTATAGTTACTTGGCGGGCTGCTCCAAACGTGGCAACACCACCAGATGCTTTAGCACCATTTATAGTAAGGTTGCCCGCGCCTGATGGCGTCTGCGAGTTTGCAACTCCATCTGCATCAGCAGCGTCGGTGTCAGCCTCAATAAAAACTGCTTTTACATCCGAGCCAGTTAGTCTACCTGCCATTGTTTACTCCTATCTTTCTACTGCTGCAACTACATAGTCAATTGTCATAGTTTTAGCGGCTGCCGCACCATTTTGAATACCAAAAGAAACTGTCAGTTCTTCGTCATCTGGTAGATTTGTATTTACTACAGAAACTGGTGCTGCGTTGTTTACAGAATAAAATACTTTAGAAGCATCTGGATCAATAAACCAAGTAACAGTAACAAAAGTATCGTCTTCCATAGTGTGAATAGCTGTAGTATCTGTTGATGTGCTATCTTTTTCTACAATAAAGTCTAAGTTTGTATCACCATCGTCTTTAATGAAGAAAACACCGTCAGTGGTAGCTAATGGTGTTGTGTCAGTAATTTGTAAACCCATTACAAAATCTGATTGTGTTGCATCACTCACTTTGAATCTAGCAGAGAAATATGCTTTTTTACTAGAGCTTAATTTAAAACTTTCACCTTTTAATTGTAAAAAGTCTAAATCGTTATCAGCATCATCATTTGTAATTAATAAAGCCCCACCCGCTTGTGATGTAAGAGCTTCACTAGCATTACCTGCACCAGCTTCAGTTGTAGTGATTGTCCAATCGCCAGAATTATATGTAAAAAAATCATTATGATACATATAAAATGTTTGATCTGACGGATATGGTACGAACATGGGTTGGTTTTTCTTATGCTCAGTTGCAACAGTATTACCCGCCCATAGTATTAAGTTTTGAAAATGTGGATTAGCCATTATGAACTCCTTATATTTGTATTAATGGAAACTGCACGCAGCCCTCATTAAGCTAATTAAACACTTTTCTATCATATATCCATTTTTTTAAGAAATAAAGTAAAAAAAAGGGATGCCGAAGCATCCCCTTTTCCTAGTAGTCGGGTGACGGTGACTACTATTTGCCGTTAAGCTCCTTGAGAACCGTATACAGCTCTAAAGTTAGAGTATCCAAATGAATACCTTTCTCTAGCTTTGTATCTCATGTTTCCAGTATCAAAGTCGCCTTCTAGTGCAGTTGAAAGAGGTGATCTTTCAAAGTGCTTAAATCCATCAGGACAATCAGTTTTGATAAAGAAAGCGTCTGTATCAGTTAAGTAGTGGTTTACTACATAACCATCAGGCAACATTCCTGTGTTTCTGATTGCGTTGATGTCATTGTCAGAAGTACCAACTCTCCCTGGAGAACTGAGTAGTCTGTCAGCTACGAATTGAAGTTGAGGTGGAACAATTAGTTTCATTCCTCTCAAAGCAATTGTTAAGCCCCTGTCATCAGTGAATGTTGATATATTTATCAAAGCATCCTCTAATGAAGTTTCATTAAGGTCAGCCATAGTTGTAGCTCTGTTTGCTAGTGTACCACCCCCACTTAAAGGGTGATCAGTAGCAATTAGGACTTTACCATCGCCTCCTGTTGTAGAGAACGCATTGTTCAATACAGCAGCAGCCTTAATTTGCTTAGTATTAGCCATAGATCTCGCTAACGCCTTAGTGTATCTAGCACCAAGTCTGTCATAGAGATTATCTTCAACAGCTTCTTCTGTTAATGCAAAAGCCAAAGCAACTGTTTCGTGAGTGTAACGTGAAGTGTAGCCTTCAGAAGCGTTATCAAATCTAACGCCTGTACCTTCAGCTTTTACTTCAGCATTACCGAAACCTGAAATTAGAACTTCTTCTTCAAACGCTCTATCAGAAGATTCAGTATCAAAAATTTCAGCGTGTTCAGCTTCATACCTGGAGTATTCCAACCCAAAAAGGGCGTTCAATCCAGGCTCTAGTTCTTTCGCTAATTGCGCTCTATTTATTGCCATTATTAAACTCCCGTTACTGTGGTATAGAAATGCTCATTAATATATACGATTGCATTTACGTTTGCGGATCCAGTAGTGCTATTAGATGGATCAGTAGAGAATCCTACGATTCTAAACTGAGCCGAAGTAGCCGCTGTGGTAGAAGAAATTTCTGCCGCAGACATACCAGTCTTTGTAGACCCAGAAGTGTAAGCCAACTCTACGTTGTTACCTACAGCTGTCTGAGCTAAAGATCCTGTGCATTGCACTTCAAATAGTGTATTAGGATCATCCTCAACAAATGCAACGATATCCGATGAAGTTGTAGCAGTTGGATAGTAAGAAGAGAATACTACATCTCCATTGCTATCCGTATATTTACAACCTCTGAATATCCCCAATAAAGTTGTTGCAGCACCAGCTACTAAAATAGTACCTGTGTTCAACATCTTAACTGGGTCGCCCGAAAAGATATTTCCAGTCGCGCCCGAAGCAATCTCGTATTCAGTAACGCCGCCATTAGCAACGCCACCGCCTTTTTTGCCTACTGAACGAAACCCGAAAGGTGCATCTTTATTTGCCATAATAAGTTTTCCTTATTCAGTCAGTTAATTAATTACAGTGATAATCAATCACGATTACCACCACCAAAAGTTACGCTTGTTTTTCTCTCTGGTCGTAAGATCGGAGAGCTTGGATCAGATTCCTTCATTAAGTCATGGTCAACTGCGTCTTGTTGCAGTTGTGCGCGGTCTGAAAAGTAGGCGTTTCTTTCATTTCGCGTTTCTGTAGGAATCTTGGCCAAAAGCAAACCACCCACGGAAACTACTCCTGAGTGCTTTCCATCGTCAAGCGTAGGAATTTCAAAGCCATCTAACTCTTCAGCTCTGACAAGGTCGAAACCTTCTCTTAGCCTAGCAGTTACATTTTTCTTATCTTCCTGTCCAACGATTTCAGCTCTTATCCACCTGTATTCATATCCTTCAGGTGCATCAGGTGTTTCCAACATTGATGGACGACGCCAAGGTTTGCGAGCAGTATCTTTCGCTCGAGTTTCAGCAGAACGTGGTGTTCTGTTTTCAGTAGATGCTTGAGCATCAATTGATTCGTTTAATTCTGTTTCTTTTGTCATTTGTCTACCTTTTTACGTGTTTAGCATATTCTTGTAACGGTACATTCAAACGACGTGCCATTTCGACTTCGGCTTTAGTTAGCCTCACTTGTCGTTTGCGTCCAGAGCTTTCGCTTCTACCAGCGGGCGCTACAGTTTGCTGTATTTTGCCCTTTGGCTCGGCCTCTTCCACACCGTTAAATTTATGTGGAAACTCAGCTCTTATACGTTTATCGATTTCAGTATAGTATGTTGGGTCGTTTGTATCAAACCCTTCTTCCTCTACCAATCTTCTATGTATGTTAAATGCTACTAAAGTCATAGCCTCATCTTCACCAAACCACTCGTTTTTACTAGCCCAGTCTTCAGCGGCTGGATCGGGATCAGGGGTGGCTTGTGGTTGTTGAAAGCCTTGCGGTATCTGAGTCTGTTGATACTCAGTAGTAGGCTCGATAGACAACTTAGTGTTAGCTAATTTACTTTCTTCGACAGTTATCTTGTCGAGAATATCTTGAGCTTTCGTTACTTTGTCCCAATCTTGGTCTTGATAAGCAGATTTTAAAACTGCGTTAGCTTGCGCCCTCTGAGCTTTTAATCTGTTTTCAGCCTCTGATTGGTAATTTTCTGCATACGCTGACGTATTTTTCTTCAAAGCTTCATTTTCAGCTTGTAAGTTTTTTGCGTATTCGTATGCCGATTGAGCCGCGCGTTCTTGTTCGCGCATTTTTTTGGTTAAAGTAGAGATTCTTTTCTGAACATTCTTGGAGTAATCCTCCAACTCGTCTTGCTCTGCATCGGCTTGAGTCTCTTGTTCAGAGATATCTTCGATAGGAGCGGCTGACTGTTCAGATTCGGATTCTTTTACCTCTTCCTCAAGTTCTACGACTTCGGTAGGCTCTTGTTCCTCAGTCTGTATTGCTTCATTTTCTTGCATGATTTCCTCTCATGTTTAGACACTAACGATATCGTCAGGGTCTTCTATAGTTGCAATGACTTCGTCATCGTTAATAATACGGCACTCTGCATCGTCGCCAAGTTTAAACCTAGCTCCTGCATATCTACCAATTAATACCCATTCTTTTTCTTGGCACCAAGGGGTATCGCCAAATTTATTTCTATCGGCATAACAAAGAGGACCCATCTTCACTACGTAAGCCACCACAGTAGCTAGGGATTCTCTTTCTACAGTTTCTTTAGCTAGAACAATACCACCTTTAGTAACGGCTTTGCCTTTGTATGGCAAAATCAACAACCTCCAACCTGTCGGTTGAGGCATACGTTCTAAGTAGGATTTTTCTAATAAAGTTGGGTCGAGAACTCTGTCATCTGAGTTGACATAAGCTTGATCCAATTCTGACTTTTCTTCTTCTGGTTTTTGCTTTTCAGCTTCAACCTCTCTTGCGATATGATCAGGTACCAGTACCTCTTTCATCGTTTTCTACACTCCTTTCCAGCAACACCCTTAATTCTTGCTCTACGTCTTCGAGGGCATTGTAACGACCACGTAGATAGTTATATTCTTGGAAATCTTTGGCACCGTTCATAATCAAGTCTTCTAAAGATTCTTTTTTTTCTTTAAGAATCTTTTGTAAGGCTTCGGCAAGCCAAATTAAATCCATTAATAAATACCAGAAAACTTGCCACCAAATTCAGCAGCACCCATACCTCTAGCCTTGCCTTTACCCATACCTGGTTTTGGTGTGGTGTTGGCATCAAAAGACTTTGCTTTCTTTGTTTGCAAAGTGCCTTTGTTGGAATAGGATTGTTTGCCGTCTAAAACTTTAGGTGTTTTCTGTTCGTTTACTTTTGTAACTTTAATCATATTTATAACTGTTTTAATCCAAGATCAATTAATTTTAGTTCCTTTTGTTGGTCAAGTCTATCCCTCGTCGTATCGTCCTTCATTTCTGCGATATCTTTTTGAGCTTCTATACGCTCGCGATCTATCTGATCTTGGCGCATTTGGTCCATAGCGCGTTGTTCTTCACGCTGCATAAACTGCTGTTGTTCTTGGTTAAGCTGCTGACCTTTTAAAGCTAATTCTTGTTTCCTGATCGTAACTAAAGGATCTTCTTCTTGAGGAGTACCAATCTGTTGCGAAAACTGTATGACTAGCTCTGACATGATTGGCGCACTAAACTGAGCCAGTATGTTAGACGCTTCGGCTTGCATTTGTTGCGCTTCAACAGGTGATGCTTGTTGCGCCTGTTGTTGCAACTGTTGATACTGTTGCATAGCATCAGGCGGCATTTGTTGCTGCGCGATTATGTCTGCTTTCATCTGTAAATGCTGCATACTGTGAGCAATGATATTGGCTTGTACCTGCGCGTTTGTTTGAACAGGCTGTAGGCTTAAAAGACTGACGTGTGCTGCAATATGTGCATCGTGGTTTTGTTGTGGAAAAGCTTGCGCTGGAGCGCCCATCATCAATCCGCTGTTTTCCATACCCGCCTCCATTGGTGGAGGTTGTGTTGGAGGCGGTGGAAGAAGCAGTTGGTCGATGTTGTCTACTCCCAATGAAGCGTACATTCTTTTGTAAGCCTCGTAGACTCCACCTGGCCCGTGTATTTGAGGATTAGATTGAACCAACTGCATCATTTCTTGGGCCATAACTATACGTTGACTGGTAGAAAATATATCTGGGTTGCTAACAGGATAAATGTCGATGCGCCCGTCAAAATCACTTTGTTTAATCTCATTCATACCACCTGAAACCAGATAGGGATAAGTGGGTGGTAAGCTTTGAGCAAAGATATCTGATAACAACCCAAATTCTTTTTTCTGAGCGTTATGTAAACGCTTGTGTATCGCACTTAAAACTTTTGTAGATTTTTCCATCAAAGCCAAAGTTGTACCTACGGGTGCTTGAGAGTTGCCTTCACCTACAGCTATTTCTGCAATAGAAGCAAATCGTTGTCCTGATTGCACCAATAAGCCTAGTAACGACAACAGGGTGCCACTTGGCTCTTTGAATGGTAATGGTTGTATTGCGTCTCGCAAAGAACCTGCTGGCGCATCCACGTCTCTGAACTCACCAGGTTGAATGGGTTCATCTTCATTACGTATACGGATGCCTCGAGTCTTAAAACCAGCAGGTAAATTGGAAAGCGTACCCGCATCTATCAATTGTCTTAGAATAGATGTAGACGCTTTAGACAACCCACCAATCATGTGGGTCAAACCGAAACCGTAGAAACCTAGACCTGGTAAAAACTTGAAGTGAACAAAATATTCAATCTTGTTCTTCATCGGGTCTTCAGGTTTGAAATTTCTACGTATAGATAATATGTCTTCTGTTGTTGAATCAATGGTAACGATGTATGGCAGTTTTACGCCAGTTTCTTCACCGTTCTCGTCCACGTCCTCAAATCCTTCAAGGTCCAAATTACAGTGAACTTCGTAAAGCACACACACCTCGTCAGTTTCAGACGTGGGTTCGATACCTTCCAACTTTTCTTTCTCCGTATCCAAAGAGGAATAATTGTCAGATCCATCACCAGGCTCTAATTCTGTACGTTTGTAAAAACCAATTGCTTGTAGCTTTTTGACGTCGTTTTCAGGCATCTTGATCAAATGCGTTATACGTGGGCAAGATTCTAAGTCAGTCGTATAGTAAGGTACGATCAAATCTTCGGGTGCTATAAACTTAGATACGGGTCTTTGTAGGTTTTCGTCGTAGTAAACTTTTTTGAACGCAGATCCAGCCAACGGCAGATAAAACAACATTTGGTCTAAATCTTCATCGTACTCTTCCATTACGTGTACGATTTGGTAATTCATAAACTCGCGCACACGTTGCGCTTGTTCTTCTATTGTAGAGTCGTAAGCACCTACGACTTGCGTTTTAACTGGACCACCAGCGGGTAATAATTCTTTGTAAGCCTGCGCTTGAAACTGAGTTACGGCTTCTCCCAATAACGGATGAATAACGCCGCTTGCTCCCTCAAAAGGTTCTGATCGGGTTTCGTCAAAACGCATACCTAAGTATTTCAAACCGTCGGTATAAGTTTTTTCCCAGTCTTCTCTTGAAGAACGATCATCTTCAATACTGCCTACCAAGTCTATATAAATACGACCCAGCTCGCTGGACGATAACATCTCGGCTAAGTTCTCACCAAACTCAGATGTCATTTGCATTTCAGGTGCGGGTCCAAGTAACGCAGAACCGTCTTCTTGTATTTCTACATCGGCTTCTTGTAAGCCTTCCAATACCTCAATAATATCGTCTTCTAAACCATCGCCAGATTGCGTAGTCGTCATATCCACCTCTTCAGGCATTTGGTTTGCTGGATCGGGTGTCATTCTTTCTATTGCCATTATTCTCTACCTATTATCTGAGGATACATAATTTTTCTATCCTTCTCAGCTTCTTTAGGACTACTATAGCTTTTTATACGTCCTGATTCTATAAAAGGCATGTATTTTTCTAAGAGCTTTTCATTGTCGGTAATAACCTCTCCAGTTTCAGGATCAAATCTAGGCAATAAATAGTGTTTGTCTGGAGCCAGACCAATCGAAGCTATTTTCATTGTTACTACTTTTTCACCCTCTTTTCCTGACTTACCTTTTGATAAAACATTTTGATGAAAATTTTTTAAAAACTTTTTGTTGATATCAAAACGATCATTCTTTGCTTGATTTTCAACAGCCATTAATAATAAATCCTCTGTCTTACTCCCATATCATCGTCATCGTAGTCAGTAGCTAAATTCAAAAAGCCACCTTCTCTGAATCGCATGATAGCTTGCGTCATAGTATCACATAAGTCGTCGTTTTTACCAAAAGGGAAGGACGCACATTCTTCAATCATTTCTTCAGCAAACATACGCTTGGGTGCGTATACCATACCCGCTTCAAAAACAGGAGCGACTGAGTGCATACGAGTGGTCTTATCGTGGCCTCTGGTCGGCGAGTAATTGACTACGGGTATGCCCATACGTCTTAGCTCCTGAGTCAAAGGTGTACCTGAAGCTTTGGCTTCAATCAACACCATATCTGTCTCCCAATAACTGTATTCACGATGGGCTATCTCTTTGAGTTCGGGAAAGTCCCAGCGGCCTTTTTGGCAATCCAAAAGAATAATAGAATCGGGTGCGTCATCTGTCGGTCTAAATACACCCCACGTAGATATAGCAGAAAAGTCAGCCGATTCTTTTTTTGAAAAAGCGGTATCGTAGCTTTGCATGATGTATTGCACGTTGGGCAAGCTGTCGTATTCCCAAGGTTGCCACCATTCACGTTTGATAATTGAACCCTCTTCCGCTGTCGGGTTCTGCATCCACTGAGCGTTCCATTTCATACCAGGCAAAGATGCCTTTACTTTCAATAATTCGTCTTCAGGCCAGAACTCAGGCCAGAGCGGTTTGTCGGTTTCAGGGAATATGGCTGGAAACTCGATCACTTCCCATTGATCAGCAAGGGGTTCTTTTTGCGCTTCCAATAACTTAGCCGTCAAATCAATAGAACTCCAGCGTGTCATTACAATAACAATTGATCCGTTGGGTTGTAAACGCTGTCTCGGACCAGACGTATACCATTCATACGCTGACTCCAGCGCTGTCGGACTGAGCGCGTCTTGCTCAGAATGTGGATCGTCAATAATCAATAAATCCGCACCACGTCCCGTTACCGCTCCACCTACACCTGCGGCGAAGTATTCGCCACCTTTATTGGTTTCCCAACGTCCCGCAGATTTGTTATCGGCTTGCAGTTTGACTTCAGGAAATATTTTTTTGTAATCGTCTTGATCCATCAAGTTACGAACTTTACGACCAAATCGTACAGCCAGTTCCCCTGTATGCGTTGTCTGCATAATCTTCATCTTGGGCTGGAGTCCCATAATATAGGACGGAAAGAAAGTGGATGCGAACTCAGACTTAGTATGTCTGGGTGGCATATTCACGATCAAACGTCGGCACTTGCCTTCGGCAACTTCTTGGAGCTTTTCAGCGAATATTTTATGGTGGCGCCCGCAGATAAACTCAGGCCAGATGTGTTCAACGTAGTTGATAAAACTACTTTGGCACTCGTCTTGTATTTGAAAGCCGTCTAGCTTCTCTTTTAACATCAGAGCTTCTTTCAGCTCTGTCTCGGTTAAATTGGATAGATTCATCCGTCAAACTTCTTACCCGCGTTATCAAACATAATTGAATAGTTGGCGTTGATCTTACGCTGAACTTCGCGGGCGGCGGCTTTGTCGGCGTTGGTAGCGCCAGCCGCGTTGATAATACGTTCTTGTTGTTCGTATATATTTCTAAATACTGGGTTGTATTGTTGTTTGACCGCAGCTATTTCTTCTGGCGTCATACGTGCCAGTTTATTCGCTAGGTCGGTAACGGCTTTACTGCCAACTTTTAGTAACGCTGCACCTGGTATCAGATCGGTTATACCCATACCCATCTGAACAGGATCGCCTTCTTGTATACCTTTTTGCAAAGAAAAGCCAGGCAACATATCCAGTATATTGGAGCCAATCGAAGCAATACCACGTTTGACGGGGCTACGTTCCAAACTGATCGGATCCATTTTCAAAGCGCGGGTCAAAGGGGTACCAAAAGCTTTACGCTTCTCAGCTTCAGTTAGGGGTTGGATTGAACCTACGTCGGGTAGTTCAGCCATCTTACATCATCTGCGCTAGTTGTCCGTCGATAGATTCTTGGCCTGCCATTTCTTCAGCGATCATCATCATCACTTGCTGAATGTCTTCATCGTCGAGTCCCATCTCTTTCAAGGCGGCAACGATTTGTTCTTCACTAGCGCCAGACTGAATCATCTCCATCACCATTGTCATCACTTGTTGTATGACCATCGCATCTGGAGCTACCTCTTGAAGTTCTTGTAAGCCTTTGTCGATTTCGCTTTCGACTGCGCCACCTTCGGCGAAGTTTTTTAAGCCCATATAATCAGCAACCTGCATCAAGTCAGGTACATAAGAAAGAGCGTCACCTAAAGGCGTACCTTTGAAAGCTTGTTGAGAATCTCTAAAAGATTTTTTTTCAGGAAAAAACATTTGTTCTTGTTGCATCAGGTTTCTTTCACCAGAGACTCTATCCATACTAGGTCTGGCTCTACTCATCGCTTCTTCAAAGCTGATTTCACCCATACCGAAAAGCTGGGCATCTCTATCGGAAATGGTTCTGCCCATATCGGCTGCTGTCTTTTGTATCATCATCATACGCTGCTCGGCGGGGCTGATACTTTCTCTGGCGGCTTGGTTTGCAATTAACATGTCTGTATCAGAAATATTCCTAGTATTAAAGGGTTCTTCAAATTCAAAAAATCCTGATTTGGTATTCAGCATTTCATCTCTTAAAGACTCTATACCTTTACTCATATTCTTCTCCTATCCTAATCGTTTTAATAATATCTCAATCTTATTGATATCGCCACCACCAGCCATACCGAGGCGGAGGTTGTTAAAATTAAGATTGGGTTGTTGTATGTTCATATTCTGCAACTGACTGACTATATCCGTAGGTATGTTAGGGTTGGTTACAGGTAGTTCTCTTTGCGCTCGGATTCCTAAATCTTGTCCTGTTACTGGAAACGCTTGTTGTTGTACTGGAGGCGGCGCTACTGCTGCTTCATTCTGTCTGCCAATCGCTCTTTCATCTTCGAATCCCATATAGTTAGGATTATAAGTATCTATACTTGATAAATATTCATCTGGGGTAGGCGCTGTTTGTACGCCTGTAGTTCCTGTTGTTGGTTGAGATGCACTCAAAGTATCTATTTGTCCTTGTAGGTCAGCTTTCTGATCCGCTAGAGCTTTGGCTTGTTGTTCCGCAGCAGTAGATCTGATTACGTCTTGTTCTGCAATAGCTGCATCTCTCTCTTGAGTAAGTGCGTCTATATTAGCCTGTAAATCTGTAACGGTACCTTCTAGATTAGCTATATTCGTTTGTAAGCCTTCACGTTCTACGCCGAACTTGTCTTCAAGCTCTTGGATGATATTGGCTCGCTCTGTCAGGAGTTCTTGTTCCTTGGCGTTGACAGCGGCCAACTGATCTTCTGCGGCTTGGGCTGTAAGTGCATCTTGCTGCGCGACGGCCTGTTCGTATTGATTAGTAAGGTTGATCTTAGCTTCTCGAAGCATTTGTATTTCAGCTTCGGCGTTACCTACCGCCGTTTGTAAAATATTGCGAAAATTTTGGGTGCCTAGGATTCCTTGAGGTCTTGTTGGTATAATTTGGGGGGTGGGTCCTCTTGTAAGTAAGTCTGCTTCAGGTAATTCCTGGGGGGCAGAAAAATCTATTTGTTGTAATACGCTGGGTGGTAAGGATTCTTGCGCTGTTTCTATAGGACTACGTACAGCGGATCCAAGCTCGGGTAAATTCAAGAATGAATAATCGTTTACAAATCTGCCGCCGCTGGTTGGATCTTGAGGACGTCTAGGTGGACGCAAGAAGACATCGTCGGGTATATATGTTTTTTTACCGTTACGTACGGTATAGTTGCCGCCTTCGTCCCTGCCGCCGTAACTGAGTCCTATTTTCATATCATCAGGATTTATAGCCATACAACTCCCATATTTATTAAGCGTTGCAGGCAGTCAAAAATTACATTTCTGGAGAAAGCGTGAACAAAGCTCATCTACCTGCAACTATTTGCAAAAATTATATAGGGAAAAGATAGTTTTTAACAAGGAAAAAATAGGGTGGTTGAGATATGTTTGATTAAGTATTCATATTATTGTCTATAGTCTACTGTCTATACTACTTATAAACTTAGGGGTACGAAGTTCTACTTTCCGCGTCGCAGACCCGATTTTCCGACTCCAATAGAGTCCCATATCCCGATCTATATCCCGATTTACCGCTATATATCTGTATATATACCCAAATATCTCCCGATTTACGTCTATTTCTGCCTGTTTTTGCATATATTTGGGTGTTTTTATCTGTATTTGCACTCCCCTACCCCGATATATGTACCCCTCTTTTGCTATTTTAGACCCCCCTCTCCATATTTCAGGCAAAAAAAAGGGCAAGTCCTCCAAGCTTGCCCTTCACTCTTACGGAGTTCTTATAGTAACTCGTATTTCTTTTCCCAATCCTCGTAGGTTTTTTGCAACCCATACTTCTCATCTAGGACGACGCTATAGTCAACAATCCTCTCTGCTCCGTCGTTAAAGTTCGTCCAATAGATGAAGCCGATATATTCATCATTTTGGTTTTCCCATATTTCTATCCTTGCTTCATCAACTGCGTCTACCCCTTCGTACTTATCGCCTTCTTTTTGATTGCAAGCAAGAGAAGTATCTCTAGTTGGATGAACCAACACTTCTTCGTCGCACTCAATAGTATAGGCAAGCTTTTCGTCAGTCCTGAGAATGGACTCTAAGATTTCTACTAGTAAAGGTTTCATCAAGCCACCTCCGATTCTTCGGCGAGTTGTTTGAACTCGTCTGCCCATTCGGGGTAGTTGTAAGAAAGAACCTCTGCCAATTGATTATCGTCAAATCTAAAACTCTCAGCGCCCCAGTGGGCATCCCTAGCTGAAGTCATTATTTCAAATAACCTTTTAGCAGATATGTTTTCTATATCTTCGTTCATATATCTAACGATTTCGGCTGATTCTTTCAAATTAGAACTAGCAGTCTTAGGCAGGTAAAGATAATCAAAAGTGGATAATCCGCTACCGAATCCTCTACCTTCAAAAGCGCTACAGTAAACGTATCTGCCTTTATAGGTGTGGTTCTTCATAATAAAGTAAATTATTTCATTCATTTGCTAACCTCCGTTACTTCTAAATCAAACTTGCCAATATATTTCTTGACGATAGCAAGGCACTTGTCCCTCTCCTCGTCAGTAAATACTCCGTCGGTTCTTTCCCAAGTTTTACCTTGGTCTATAAGATTACAAAGAGCGGAAGATACACTTGTTTCTAACAAGTCGCCCACCTTTGTACTTTGAGGCTCGCAACCTTCTTGTCGGTTGCTCAATAACTCAAAGGTTATTTTGTATTCTATTGTTGTCATTTGTATTCCTCCCCCTTGCTATTGGTAAAGTCTGATCTCATTCCTTCAATCTCACCATACTGTTTGCAGAGCGTAGCGAGTCCTTCAAACTCTCGGCAAACTATTTGTAGGTTGCGATAGTCTAGTTTGCAAAGAGCATCCCAAAGATCGCCAAAAGCTTCGGCGATACTTTTGACTCTAGTATCAGACACTTGAAGTTCTAGCAAATGCGCTCTGAAAAGAGCGTGTGGTTTTCTATCGGCTACGTAAGGTCGCCCTTCATATTCTCCGAACTCTCTGTAAAGACCGCTTACTAAGTGGTCGTATTTTTCTAAATGGTTTTGTTCCATATTTTTTCTCCGTAATTATAGGGTCGCACCTCGCTCCCCCTTGATACGTATTATAGATCAGGTCTTATACAAATGGTAGATTTTATTTAATTACTTCTTGTAATAAATAGACTCTCGTAGATCGCCTCGTAGATCGCCCAGGAGGAAGTCTTATCTTGGTCTGACTGTCTATTGTCTATAGGTCTATAACTACAACCTACAATCTAGCGTCTAGAGTCTAAGGTCTAACCCGACAACCCGACGCCCGACGTCATTTGTCTATAGTCTAGCCCGACACCCGACACCCGAGCAGATCGCGACTCTATACGAAACCCGACACCCGACACCCGCCCCGCTTTCGTCTGTCGGTTTCTATTTGCTAGAGATAGGAAAAGAAAAGAGACAAAGAAAATGTTATTTCTACCCGTGCAACTCCCTATTAAAAGAATATCTATTAATTTATTAGTTACATATCCGCACCTATTAAAAGTATACAGATAGTAGAAAATAATATAGAATAAGCCTATTGTTTAACTAATACGGAGAATAAAACAATGGGTATAAAAGCCAAAAACGATAAACTGGATTTAATCGCCAGTATTTTTGAAGGTGAAACTTTCGCCTCTTTTGATGTATGTTGCGAAGATGAATCTTTCAGAGATTTAGTTATCAAAAACTCAATGAAACCAACAAGCGAAGTAGTTAGTATTCTGACTAATTATGCGAATGAAAATCTAATATAAGGGGTAAGTAATGAGCGAAACAACATATAAAATTATTAAATTTGTTAAAGATTCAAGCGGTTTCCCTACGCGAAGCCAAAGAGCAATTAAAAGGGGTTTAACCTTAGAAGAGGCTCAAGAACATTGCCAACGCGAAGACACACGCGGAGAGGATTGGTTTCACGGATATACGGAGGAATAGCCCAATGAATGAAACTAAAAAAGCAATATATGAAATGCTGACTGAATCAACAGGCGAGCATTTCCTAGATAGTGGCGGCGACAATGGTCGCCACTGGCAACAGAACCAAAAAAAGACACTTTCCGATTTTGAATCTGAGCCATACGAAATTATAGAAGATGAAGATACAGATTATCCTTATAGGGAATTATCTGTATTTCACCATTTAACTAGAACCTTAGAATATCAAGAAACTAGAACCGAAGATTTCAATAGGTGGATAGCTGAAGAGGAAAGAGAAAATAACCTTTGCGACGCTGAAGACTATCTGTCTGAATTCTACGCTTACAATACAACCTTTACCAATTCCTGTAATGAAGATTGCGACCTCTCGCAAGTCATTCTATTTGTAGAGGGTAAAAGGTACGTAGATGATCTGATTCTCTTATCTATTCATAATGGGGCAGATGTTCGCGGCGGTTATACAGATTACCGAGTATTTAAAGTAATAGATGAATCTTTCTATCATTGGTATGAAGATAGAGATTCAATCAAAGAAAGGTTAGCGGGGTAAATATGAATAACAAACAAATAGCAATCAGAGACTGTATAGAGTGTGTAAGAGGTAAAAATTCAATCAATGGAAACCCTAGATACATTTTTACTTTTGATGACAATACAACAGTTAAAACAGAAGCAAATGCGGGTTGGGTTTATGGTTTAAAAAGTTGTTCCAGTTATGAGAATAAAAGAATAACTTTCAAATATGTCATTAGAAGAGGTAAAGAAATAATGACTGACTTTATAAAAGATAAGGAACTAAGCCAATGATACAAGCCAAAATTATAAAAGGCGATAGACTGATTTTTCAGTCTGTCGCCAATACCAAACAAGAAGCAGAATTAGATCTACTGTATCAACTCATGCAATACTTTGATTTTTCTATACATATTAACCCCGACTATAACCCGACTAACCCCCCGACTAATAACCCGACTAAGGAGCAAAACTAATGACTAACAAAATACAAACTACCAAATTAATACATGCTGAATTAAAAAATGGAGATAGCTATTCATACCTATGGTTAGGTAATGATTACTTTGCCGACTTATTTAACAGTTGGGATTTTGAATCAAACGAAGGCAAATACAAAGGATTATATGATTTTGACGTTACGTTCTCTTTTACTATTGAAATGGACGAAATTAAAGACGAAGAATCAATAATTGGTATGTCTTTTGATACCGACTTAGAAGATTCAGAGATAGTGGATTTTACCCTTGAAGATGTTATATGGGAGGAAAAGACTTATACAGTTGATTTAGGCAGTATCATTATTGACGAAGAACAATATCAAGAAATACAAAAAATAGGTTTTGATAATTGGATTAGTAAACATATTAATTCTGTAGAACTAGACCAAATACACGAAAACTAGGAGAAAAACTAATGTGGGACGTAAACGACGAAAACGAACATAACCTAGAAAAAAGAGATAAGTTTATTGATGATATTTTTGAGATAGCATTTGGAGACACCATGCTCAAAGCTGAACTCTTAGAAGAACATAACTATCAAGAAGTAACCAATAAGATAATGGAGTTTTCCGACAATGCTCTTAAATGGGAACAACAGGACAAAATAACGATACCCTCTGAAACTTGGGTAGAACTGTATGCGACTCTTTCACATTATGTTTTGCAGTATTCATCTTTAGACCCTCTAACAGAAACAGACGAGAACGGAGACGAAAGATATACCGAAGAAAAACAAGATGAATTTTGCGATATCGTAAGTGAAGTTGAAGATATCTTAAGCGGATTTTTTATTAAGGAGCAAAACCAATGAAAACATTTGAATGTATTATTGAACTTGGAACAGTTAATCCAGTCCGACAAGCCAATAACAAAGAAGAATTTGTTAGAGAGCTTGTTAAGGAATACAACGCCACTTGTGGAGATTTATTTCATATAGATCAAACGCATATTAAAGATATTGTGGAGTACGACAATGGATAAATGTATTAAATGCAACAAAACAGGTGAACTAACCTATCAAGCACTTCCTACTAAATGGTACAAACAAGGATTTGATTATAGTTGTGGTTGGTGTGGAGAATGGCAATTAAAGGAGTCCGACAATGCTAACTAAACAAAAACTAAGGGAACGTATAGAAGAACGATCTAAAGCAATATATGAAATGCTCTTTTACGATTCTATGAGTGAATGTATTGAAGATATGAGACTTGATCTTAAATGTATGTCTAAAGCCAAAACTTTCAAACAAATCTGTGAACTACAAGATAGAGATTACAGAGAAGAAATACGCATATTAAAGGAGTCCAACAATGGCTAGATATAAAGCAAAAAAATATGTTCTTGAATCAATATGGGAAGAGCAAACAGTAGAGTGCGAAGCTGATTCTATGGAAGAAGCTGAAAAGAAATTTTTAGACAAAGAATATGACTTTGATTACGAGATCATTTCTCATCAAATGGGAGAGCTAGAAGAGACTGGTTTAAAGGTTAATGTTGAGGATATAGAATTAATTGAATCCGAAACAGAGGAGTCCGACAATGAGCGATAAGATCAATCCACCTTATTACCGCAAAGGAATAGAAACGACTGATTATATTGTTTCTCATTCTATGAACTACTTAGAGGGCAATATCATCAAGTACGTTACCCGATACAAGGATAAAGGCGGTATTGAAGATTTAAAGAAAGCTGAGTGGTATCTTACCCGACTAATTAAAGTACAAGAGTCAAACGAACTCAAACTATCTACTCTTGAGGAAATAAAAGCCGAAGAGGAGATATTCGAACAAATTAAAAATAGATTAGGAGATAACAATGAAAATAAATGAAAAGAAATATAAAGAATTACAGTCTATTAAGGATACTCAAAAGGCTATGGATTTTATTCTTACAAACGACCCGTTAAATGTTTTAAATAAAAAGGAGATCAACAATGAATCTTAAAGAACTAGATAAAGCGTGGCGCAAGAATTGCCCCGAAGAGGCTAATGGATTGGTTAACAAACGTAAGAAAGGCAACAGGTGGAACAGAATAGTTGAGTCCGCTAAAGCTAGAAATGAACTTAAGGAGAAAAGCTAATGACTAAAACGTGGAAGGTACTCAGAGAAGAAAAGACAATGAAAGAATGTACTGTATTTGATTGGCAAGATGATAATTGGACATCTGTAGATACCGAAGAAGGAGAAGTATGGGATATGAACTTATACAGGGACGATATAACAAACGAGTGCCGACTTGTTTTCTACCCTACATACATCAACGACGAAGGTATAAGAGAAGTTAATACAACAGGATATGCAAAGTGTTACAAAGTTATTGAGGAGAAAAGCTAATGCAAATCGTTGAATGTTTGAAGTGTAATAATCACTATTTTGAAGGTGAACAGTTTATTAGAAAGTGTCCTTTTTGCGGAAATAAAGATACCGAACAAACAATCTACCTTTCCGAAGAAGGAAGTATTTATAAATCAATTATGAAGAATAAAACCTAATGACTCCCGACTACTTACTTTCTATGGCCTTAGTATCCGACTTGTTCTCAATCGTAATACCTGTCTTAGATCCTAGTAAGTCCTGGAGTCTACGCTCAACCTCTTCCCGACTCATCTGATCTATTTTACCGTGCAATACTTCCCGACGATCAACGATAAGTCCCCCGACTTTAAGCAACAGTCCTTGAGCTTGTATGGCCGCGTTAAATGCACCCCGACCCCAAGCGTCATCCCTTAACTTATACAAGTCCTCGACTGCTCGTTCATGCGTTAGCTCAAACTTTTTCTTAGCCTCCGACATCAATCGTTCATACTCCCGACGTACGTGAGAATACTTATTGCCTTCTCGCATATACCTACCGATAACGACAGGATTCTTATATCCCGCCTTCTTAGCGGCCTCTGCAAACGATAATTGAGGATCGTTGACTGCGTTCCAGACTAACAATCGTTGTCTCTTAGTCAGTTGCTTCTCATTCGGGTCCATGTACTCAAAAGGCATATCTTCGACATCCTCTTCTAAGGTTTTATCTATAGTAACACTTTGTCTTATTCTTAAATCTTTTGCAGGCATATTACTCTTGCTCCTGGAAATTCTTTGCATATCTTAACAACGAGTTCCGATTCTAACAAATCGACGTATTCTGGCTCTAAGTTCTCTCTGATATGTGGTTTTAGTTTTGTCATACTTAATTGTGTTTTGTCAGAGTTTTGTCACACTTATCCTGACAAAACTATAAATCCTCCGAAACCCTGTATTTATAAGGTATATTTATTTTCTAATATATATATTACTACTATATATAGTACTTTTGTCATACTTTCTCTTACCCTCCCTTTACATTCTCTACATTTTGTATCCACACTTTTAGACAAAGCCCCATACCCTGACAAAACTGACAAAACGCCTAAAGTGCCTGACAGCTACGTTTCAAGGCCAATAGTTTTGTCACGCTAATCGTCATCTTTGACAAAACCCGTTATTTCGGGGTCAAAATACTGATTACGCTCGATATCCAGGCCGAAACTCTCCGACAGTAACCGCGCAATCGAATCAAGGCCGTTTTCGGGCTTAGATGCGTAATTAATGACTTCACATACGCCATACGCGAATATCATCTCTGCGACCATTTCGGGATCCGCGCCTCTGCGGACAAAATCCTCGAACAACGCGTCTAGGCGTTCTTTTCCTTCGATATGACTGGGATTACGTCTGTAGTTGTTTAAGTTTACTAATTTTAAATCTGTCATACCGACAGTATAGCCGATTATTCTATTTCGTCGTAGGCTTCCGAAAGGAAGACAGGTTGATCTTTGCCGATATACGCGCAAAGTACGTTAAAATCTAGGTACTCGATTGCTTCTTCGCTCGTCATACCGTCTCGTTCTACCAAGATCTCAACACACTTCTCAACCGAATAGATCAGACGTTCTTCCGATACGACCATATCGTAGGTCTGTCCTATAATTGCTTTGTCGAAACCGTCTGCTTTTAACATATTAATAAGGGTGAGGTACTTCGTTGCTGACTGTACCTCGAGCCATTTGTTTACCTTCTTACGGAGAAAGAGTGCAACTGCATATCTATTATTTTATAGAAGCCGTATGTAGTGCTTCTCTCGAGTTGTCGGGTTGCGTCAATACCTTTACGTATTTCTTGTAACGCTTCCCTCGTTTAACTTCGTAGACTGTTTGCCACGTGTACTTATTGACCATCTTCATTTTTAAGTACCACCAAGTTAGGATTCTCTTTGATAAAGTTCAGACTGTCCAAAACATATTCCTTGTTGTCTGCACTTAGTTTTTTAAAATTCGATACGATCTCTCCGATCAAGGCTTCTTCGTTCATATTGCCCCCATATTCTGTTCTTAAATTATACTGCATCTAGTGTGTCCCCGCTCTTTTATATACCTTATCGTATAGTTCATCCCACCTGGCTTTTGCAGTTTTAGGATCCAGGTCTTTCTCGGGAAAGTATTGTATCTCCCCATTTTTGTTTTTTGTATAATTTACAACGGACCCGTCCTTTAAAGTTAGTTTAAATTTTTTTGTCACTTTCACACTCCAATATATCTTGATGTATTTCTCGTCTGACAAGAACCTTAACATCTTTATCTAATTTAGTTCTGACTTTTATATCCGATACTTTCGGCTTCCAAAGTTTCCAATTGTTCGCTTCATGTACAACCGCATCTTGATAACCGTACTCGACAGGTTCCGTATGATGTTCGGTAGTGATGTAGAAACTATTCAAAATCATCCCGTAACATTTCTTCCGCCATATCCGCGCGGCCTGACAAGGTTTCGTCAATCGTAGTCTCCAGGTCGTCTATCTCTTGTACGATAGATGAAGCGGCCCACTCGGGCGCGATACGTTTAACAATAGATCGCACGTTATCCAATATCTCTTGATAACCTACGTATTCTTTTACTTTGTATGAACTACTCATCTGACTCAAGCTCGTCGTCGCGTTTTACGTCTCTAATCGTATCAAGTACGACACCCAATCCTATTATTTCGTTTGGCGCGCAATCAAGAGCCATTTGAGTAAACAATCTCAACCCCGCGTGTGCAATCATCGGCGTACCCAAAGGTTCGGCTTTTTCTATTGCATCCAACAGTTCAAGATTGAAATCGTTATATAGTTGTTCTTCGTTTATTTTTGGCTTTGCCATATCTTTCTCCTAAGTAATTTACAGATAGTATATATATTTTCTTTACGCGTGCAAGTTTTTTGTTTATGATTGTATAAATTAATTGGAGAAAAAAATGAGTGAACTAAATAATCTAATCAACGAAACCCTGTCTGAAGAAGCAAAGGACCAAATCGGTATAGTCCAACCAGACCATATAAATGAACTGTTTGTAGACCTACAATCTATCAATAGAATGTCTGAGGCTATGATGTATATACTGCATCATCATCCCCACGTATTTGAATTGGCTTACAAGGAGGTCTTAAAAGATGACAATAGGTAAACCCATTCGTTGCTACCCTCTAAAGAAGAAGGACGGTAAGTTTGTGTACTTGCCTTACGACAAGACTGAGTTTGATATTACGTTTGTCGGCGACGATACAGAAATCAAAGCGGTCCAGGAGTATTGGCAAGCCATACAAAAACCCGAATACAACCCACGCGAAACGGTCAGTCAAAACCTTATGCGTATCAAAAACGATATAGGCTATTGGCCTGAACCTTTTTACAACGACAACGTGGTGCAGACCACCCTGTTAGAATACGAAGAAGATTCACCCTTTATAGATATGTTCAAGAAGCAAGCCGCTTTTGAGAAACGACAAAAGGAAGAAGATACTAAACGAGTTTACAGACCTAAGACTTGGGATGTGGATGATGACATACCTTTTTAATTGGAGGATGAAATGAAAAGAACTGAAAAATTTGTAGATGAAATATTGGAAAAAAATAAACAAAAATTGCAAAAAGTAGCTTACGGAGCTTTGCATGCTTATTTATTTAAAAAAATAAACCATGAATTAGTAGAACCCTCCTCATACCGACAAGACCTTTGCACACCTTTAATACAAGATATAAGTGAAAAGATTGATTTGTTTTTAGTAGCAGAGGGTTATAACAATGGAGAAAAAAATGAAAGCAATACCTGAACTAGAACAATATGAACCAACCCAGAAAGGCGACGCGCTTGTTGTCTTTGATATACCCAACGAACTCTACCACTCTGACGTGGGTAAGAGTTCCAGCTTCTTTCGTAAGTTTGGTGAAAGCCAAATACACGCGCTTGAAGTAGAACAAGAAACGACCAAAGCAATGGAGTTCGGTACTGCCGCTCACTATATGCTAGTGGAGGGCGACGAAGCCTTTCATAATAATGTGGGCGTAATCTTTGGATCCCCGTATACGAAAGCCAATAAAGAAATGAAACAAGAGTTTATTGACAGAGGCTTAGTCGTTATCAACGAATCCGATATGCACGCGATCAATCAAATGGATGCCTATATGATTGAAGAAGGCAAGATGTATCTGGACGGCGACGGCAAGATACCCGAGGCATCTTTCTATTGGTTTGAAGACGACGTCTTGTGTAAGTGCAGACCAGACATCATCTGTAAACCGCAAGGCCCCCATCAAGATTACGAGATAGTCGTGGTTGATTACAAGACCACCTATTCTTGCAGTCCTGAGTCGTTCAAAGAATCTGTATTGAAATACGGATACGCAGAACAAGCCGCCTGGTACAGAAGGGGTATGGAGGCCGCGGGATACAAAGTCAAAGAGTTTGTCTTTGTCGCGCAAGAAAAGAAACAACCCTACGCCAGTAAAGTCTTCAAGATAACCAACGAACAAATGGACGTGGCTTGGCTGACTATGGAGAAACATCTACACGCTTATATGCGACATCTGAAAGGTGAAAGGCCAACCGTATACAACAGCCCTAATGTTGTTACACTTGATTTAGATGGCCAAGATTAATTCCAGAAACAAAGGCGCTCAGTTTGAGAGAGACGTTGTACGTATACTCAATAACTTCTTTATAGAGGAAGGTATAGACTTTCAAACTAAGCGCAACCTTGATCAATATCAACAACGAGATCTTTGCGATCTGCAAATACCCAACCACGCGATAGAGTGTAAGTTCTACAAAGAAGGCGATTGGGTAAAGCCTGAGTGGTGGCGACAAGTATGTGCAAGTTGCGAAGATAACATCCCCGTACTTATCTACAAATACAACCGCAAACCGATACGAGTTTGCATACCTCTGTACGCGATCAATCCTGATTGGGTACGCGACAACCAAGCTATAGCCGTTATGACTGTGGACGATTGGTTATCTATCTTAAAAACGAATTGGGATTTATACGGTAAATAAAATAAAGGGGTCGATTGACCCCTTTATTCTTCAGTAAGTAATTCGCCTTATGTTGATTAAAACCCGTATCTACGACTCTTCATTACTTGGGATTACGCCACCTGTCGCCGCAGCTTTTTATTGTAGATACCCAAATATGTATTGTAAGTGCTAGGTTGAGCTTGGCTCTAACGACTCCTAGCGTAGCCGAACGATTACAGTGAGGGCTTGTTTAGGGGAGCTGCCTCACCTGGAGAAGCATCGTTTGATTCATCCATGCTTGGTGGTAAGTCTACCGCCTTTGGAGCAGACTCAGTCTTCAACGGCAAGAACGATTTGATTTCGTTGCTTGGACCGTATTCACCAGTCTGATCTTCAACAATGACGACTCTCGCTTCAAAAGTTTTGTTTTGAAACTCCCAAGCAGTCTTGGGAACTTCTTTGAAACCAACGGCTTTTGCTAAACGAGCAAAGTCGTTATTAGCGTAGCCTCTGATTTCTTCTTGCTTTTGTTTATCGTCATTTACATACCAGAGGTTAAAGTTTTTTCTCAACCTCCACCCAGCGTAGTTATCACCCGTTACTTCGGCTTCTAACTTCAAGTAGTCGTTACCAGCCGCAGACGTTGTCTTTTCGCAAGACAATATTACGACAGGGTAATCACCCTCTGGAATTGCAGAGCTACTCTCTGCGGCATCCAAGTCTATATCCAATCCTTCAAAGTCACTCATGCTGCACCTCCTGCAAATCCGAGTTTGTTTATTACACTAGCCAGATCGGGTGACTCAAACCCGTCTAACTTACCTGAACGATCCTTGGCTATATAGTTCTGACCAATTCTCGTTTGCAACCATCTTGTAGTGACGGTCTTACCTTCTTCATTTTCTTCGTCAAACGTACGAAGAACCAATACTTCATCAAAGAAGTAAGGTATCTGCGTAGGAAGTTTGGCGCCAACCATCATCGGTTGGTAATGATAGGCACCTGTCTGCTCGTCACGTTCTCTGCTTTGTTTAGCAATGAATATAACGTGGACAGGTAAATCCCTGAACCTACGCATCGTTTTAATCATCACTTCGATGACTTCTCCGTACGCACGTCTAGGATCTTTGCTTTTGGCCTTTTCTTGCGAAAGCAAGATTTCAGCCATTTCCGTAACACTATCAAGACAAACGGTATCGTATTGTAGTGTTCCGTTCTCAAGTAGTTGAGCTATCTCTTCTATTTCAGAAGCTTCCTTAACCTCGATTGCATCAAGATCAGGGGCATCCTTAATAGAGAGAAGACCACTCTCCATACTAACGACTAATGTTTTACCAGGAGCCGTTTGACAAAGAGTTGTTTTACCCGCACCACTTTCGCCATACACTAAAAGTTTGGCGCCTTGCGACTCAACTAAATCGCTAGGTGACTTGATGCGGTCCTGAATACTAATGTTCATATTTTTCTCCAGTTGTTAATGTAAATGTTTTCAGTTACAATCACACGAAAACATAATTACACATATAGTATACATGAACAAAGCAAAAATCAATAAGAATCAATGGAAGATTAATTACTTCCATAGGCAACAACAATTGGTAGAGAGAGAACTGATGGATTTATACAGTCAGGGACTTGAACCAGCATATAAGGAGCGTGAAGTGGAACGAGTGAGTTTAAGTAAATACATAGAGTTTGTAGGGATCGAAGCTGCTGCAAAGTTATTCGATTGTTCTACACATACAGTCAAGGCTTGGAGGTATGGCAACAGACAGCCATCAACGGATCAGGCCAAAAAGATTATTGTGGCAACTGAAGGTAAGTTAGATTTCTTTTCCATCTATGGTCCTATAGATAGCGAAAAAGAAGATACAAGTGAAACGGTTGAGTAGTGTTAAACGTCAAAGCGTCCGCGCAGGATTCTGCGTTGGAACTCGCTCTTGCGTATGCGGAAAGTGGCTACAGCCCTGTTCCCTTACTACGCCATAATAAAGTTCCGCCAAAAGAATTAGGCGGATGGCAAAAGTTTAAAGAACGACAACCGACGACAGAAGAAATAACAAGATGGTTTCAAGGCCGTGATGACCTTGTCGTAGCTCTGATATGTGGCAAGTTCATTGTTGTTGATGCCGATACACCAGAGGCAGTCAATTGGGCAGAAACCAATTTACCAAACACACCATGTAAAGTGGCAACGGGTAAGGGTATGCACTACTACTACAATAACCCTGAAAACTTTACGACTTATGTTGCCAGAAGAACCGATACTTCAGATCCCGCAAAACTTATAGATATAAGAGGAGAGGGTGGTCTTATTATTGCACCTTATAATATTCACGCGACAGGTGCGATATACGAGCCTAAGTTTATAGAGGAGTGGGATTGGCATGATACTAACGATCTGCCTGATCTGACCAAAGAACATTGGGTGATGATTACGGGTGTTGATAAGGTCAATACCAAAAGCATATCGCAACCTTTTGAACTGACGGGTGTAGTACAAGGCAGTCGTAACGATAACGCGGCAAGGCTGGCTGGCAATCTAATAGCCAAAGGTGTAACTATAGAGATGGTGGAGTTTTTTGTTCAATCTTGGAATCAACAAAACAAGCCACCTTTACCTAGATCGGAGATATCAACTACAGTAAACTCTATACAAAAGACACACGATAGAAAGAACCAACAAGCGCCAGCTTTCATTCAACGTACCTACAACGTGAAAGAACCAATAGATCTCTACGAACCACCAGGCATACTCAAAGATGTATACGAGTATTCTGAGGAGATAGCGCAGATACAACAACCCGCTCTATCTCTGCAAACCTCGTTAGCTTTAGGGTCTGTTGCGCTTGGTCGTATATATAAGACAGATATGAACAACTTTTCGTCTTTGTTCTTTATGTGTATTGCCAAATCAGGACAAGGTAAAGAAAACGTCAAGACGGTAATAGAAACCATATTAGAAGGAGCTGGGTTTGAAGATTTAATGGCGGGTGACGGTTATACGTCTAGTGGCGCGGTATACAGTTTACTGCGTCACAAACCAACACACGTCACCGTTATGGACGAATTTGGTAAAAGGTTAGAGTCTATATCCAAATCAACCAATTCAAACAAGGAAGACGCTATACAGGTGCTTATGGAGGCTTGGGGACGTTGTCACGGCACGTTAAGGCCAGATAACTACTCTATGATGACCTTTACCCAAAAACAGCAACAGGAGGCTTTAGATCGTCATACAATCAAACCAGCGATTACTTTGGTGGGTATGTCAGTTCCTAGAAACTTTTACGGCGCCTTATCAACAGGACGTATCGTTGATGGATTTTTGAACAGGTTTATCGTTGTTGAATCTAAGCTACCTAGAACCGTAGGTAGAATGGTCCCGTATATAGAACCATCCTACAAGGTATGCGAATGGGTTAGGCAAGTTAGGGCGCCTATAAACGATATGGAGGAGATAGCCAGAGACAACGCTGAGATGAATCTCAGTCAACGTGTGATTGCTTTTGATGACGAATCAAAAGAACTCTTGAACAAATTAGCTTACGAGCTTGTGGATCAACAGAACAAACTGGAGAAGGACGGTTTAGAAGTATTACTCTCAAGAACGAGAGAGAAAGCAATGAGGTTAGCTTTGATTTGCCAATTGGCAGATAGACCTAACTCAAAGAAAATAACTGCCGATATGACTAAGTGGGCAATAGACTATGTGTATTACTACGATCAACTGATGGTGGCTACGTGTGAAGACAAGGTAGCTGGATCCGAAATGGAAAGTCGTATCAAACAAGTGTTAAGTTTTATAAGAACGCAAGGGGAAATGGGGATCAGCAAAAGAGATATTGATCGTAAAGAAATATTTAGATCAATGAAATCTTTTGAGGTAAAAGAAATAATAAACAGATTAATAAACGCTGGAGAAGTACAAGAGAAGGACGTACGCGTGAAACAAACAGGCAGACCGATGAAACGCCTAGTCGCGATTGATCCTAATTTCTTCGACGATTGATGGAGGTAATTATGATGGCCAAGCCAAAGATGGAAACGATCAACGATCAAAAACGAGAGGAACGTGTAGCTGGATTTATAGAGGGATTATGGGGAGTTAGATGTCATAAACTGCCAGTCTCTTACGGACTGGACTATTGGTGTGAAAGTAAAGGCAGTTCTTTTTGGATGGAAGTAAAGTGCAGAAGTTTTGGTATCAACAAATACGAAACACTCTTACTCAGCGCATCCAAACTAAGAATGGGAGCTGCTTTGTCCCTTGCAACGAACAGACCATTCGTTCTGGTGTGTGCAATGACTGATAGTGTGTACTCACATACTTGGGATAAAAATAAAGTATATGACGTCAGGTTTGGTACAGTTACCGAACCGCAACTGCCAGAAGATTCAGAACCATACATACATCTTCATAAGAAAGACTTAACGTGTTTATCGGATAGTGCCTTGGGATTTGATAGAGACGAGCTTGGATTAACTTAACAGCTCTGCTATTTCCTGATCTCTTGGATTAGGTAGTAGCGTTGGTCCAATTCTAGTTCTAGCTCCTGTCGGTGCTTGTGATAGGTTGATGTCAGGTAAATCTAATTCAATTTTTGCAGGTACAGCCACTTGATTTATAACTTCTCTAGCTTGATCTGTAATTCCAGTTTCTTCTATTTCTCTTGTAATGTCTTCTGTAGCCACTCCAGTTTCTCTAAATAAGGCAGAGAATCCTCCGATACGTATTGCTTGCTCGACTGCGTCAAGAACCTGACCCATCGCGCTTTTGTCTGTACGTGATAGTAAAGAGACTATTTTTGGATTGGCAAACAAAGTTTTATAGATTGTTAGCGTAGCAACAGTCGGTAATAAATTTAAGTTGAAGAAACCAGCCGCTAACGTACCAGCTACAATAGAACCCGCTCCAGTTCGCTCCGCTCCTGATACTGTAGTATTGATAGCTCTAGCATATCCCCGTAACGCTTGTGACAACTCTTTACCAAACATCGCATCTAAAGTTTCGTCTCCGTAAGAGTTTAATGCTCTTTGGAAGTTTCCAGGTTTAAAAATCTCTGTAAGGTCTGTACCGCCAGGTGTAACAGATTTCTTAATAAGTTCTTCCAATGCTTCGTCCTGAACATTTATAAAAGCCTCTTCAGATATTTCGTTACGAACTTGATTGATAGCAGCAGCTGAATTAGGTCTGAATATGGATTGTGTAATAACTTCAGGTGATGCGTTTTCTATGTTTGCTAAAACTCTGTTTTGTTGAAACTGTAACAATTCGTCACTTGCTTTTGCTTTTGCAGTAAGAGCGTTTGCAAAATCTTGAAAAGTGGTGCCTACATCATCTGTAGGTCTAACGGGACCCACTACAGGGACTTCAGGCCCAACAACTCGTATTTTGTCGGCCAGTTCAAAAACTTCTTTCGGTGCTAGTTTTGGACTGTAGGAATTAAACGTGTCTAAAGCTTGCATCGTTTTGTCGTAATTGTTGCCAAGCAAAGGTCTTAGTGTAGCTCCATATTTTTTTATGTTGCCAACGTATTTACTTGGATTGAATACACCTGTTGTTGGATCAGTGGCAGTATCTACCGCATCCTTAAACAACCTTCTGACCAATTCCGTTCTTAGATAGTTTTTAGTCATCTCGCCGTAACCAGTACCTTTTACGGTATCTTTGCCAGCCGCGTTCAAGATGTCTTGCATATCACCAGATCGGTTTGCTACCACTATTTGTGTATATACATCGTCAGCATTTATAGTGTTGTTTTTTATTTTTTTGACTATCGCATTATTGAAAGGTTGTATTTGTTTAAAATAGCTTTCGTTTAATTTTTTTAACAAATCAACTTTGTTTCTTAGCAGTTGAGGATCTCCAGCTTTGCCTGAAATAATTAAAAGATTGTCTGGTAATTTATAAATTATTTCGTCTAACTTTTCCGCTATGTCTTTTACAAAAAGACCTTGTTCACCTGGGTTCAAACCAGCTTGCACTCTTGAATTAGCTAAAGCGGATCTAGCCTTTATGAGTTGACTAATAGTGGCTCCGCCTTTAAAAGCTCCCTTTTCGATGTTTTTTTGTAATCCCAATACTGTTTTCAAACTTATGTCGTCGTCCAGAGCTGTAATTAAGGGATCGTCTGTAAAAATCCTTTTTTTAATATACTCATTTAGATCGCTTAAATCGGCTTTGACTTTGTTTTCAAATTCTGTTTTTTGTAACACGTCAAGATCGTCAAATATTTTATTGTATTGATTTCTGAAATCGCTTTGTAGAGTGTTGTAAGAATTTTTGATGGTATCCTGTACGCTCTTACCAAGCGCTGCTTGATCTGTGGCTTGCATAATTGGACCAAATCCCCCTGTCTGCTCAGACAAGTCTTGCATCATTTTGTTGAGGTAATTGGTAACTTCATTTTGAGACTTTTCAAGTTGCGCTCGTCTGGCAACTATTTCAGATTGAGCTAAACCAGCATCCTCTATACCTGTAGCGTTATCCAAGGCCGCTCTACTGTCTGCTAATTTTTTTCGTAATTGAGCCAACATCGCCATGTTATAATCAATCAAACCACGTTCTCTACCTTGTTTACCCGCAATCGTTTCACCAATACCTTGCATCCTACCTGGTATCGCTCTGCCTAAGAATTGTTGCGATACAGCTGCTCTAGCTCCCAAGTCAGTTATCTTTCCTTCTTTAAAAGCTTTAGCAATATCTTTTTCGGTGGCCAGTCTTCCTAGGTCTTGGTCTAGTTTCAACACGTCATTCATGTCGTAACCTTTACTTACCACGTAAGCGTCTCTGACATTTTCAATAGGTGCTTTTTTACCAAAAAAGGCCGCAAAGCCCGTACCGATTGCTTCGCCTATACCTTGCCCAAAGAATCCGTATAGGAACTCATTTTCCATTAAGTCTTGTATTTCTTGATCTGATTGTAATTGAAAACCTTGTTGTACTTCTAAGGCTTCCTCTGCACCTTTACCACCTGCCGTACCTATACCAGCTGCCACCATTCTAGAAAATCTTTCGTTTCTTAAAAGTTTTTTCAAAAGACTTACGCCTCTCAAGTGAGGTGACAAAGCCGCGACCGCTCCAAATACGGGACCAACCACTCCAGCAAAATCTAAAAAGTCTCCAGAGCTAAAACCTCTTTCGTCAATGACAACATTCTTGTCAGTAATATCGCTTTCGTCGTACAAACCCCTTTCAACAAGAGTCTTTTGACCCTCTGGGGTTATGGCTAGGTCACCTTTTGTGTTGTATGTGAAACCTCGAGAACCAACGTAGTTTTGCAGTAGTTGTTCTTTTTCAAGTTCCTTTCCAGACTGGTCGCGTTTTTCTGCCAAACCCAGTAACGATCTTAGTTTTTTACTTTTAAGACCTTTTTCGTAGTCAAAGTAGTACGCATCAAAAGCTGGTGACGCCTCTTTTTTTGCAAGTTCAGCCTTCAGTATTTTTAAAGCATCTTGTTGATTGTCTGCTTGTATCGGAACCGTTAGATCGTCCGTTACTCTGAAGTTAAAAGTAGGCATTTTAGTTTCCTAAATTAAATAGGTCAGAATCTCTAAGATCAATATCAATAATCTGGCTCATGTCTATTTTTGACGTATCGCTTATTTCTGTATTTATAATCTTTTCTATTAGGCTTGAATAAGGAGTTATAGCTTTCACGCCTACGCCTTGATATGCAGGATTCTGCACTATTTCGTAAGTTGAGGATATGGCTCTTTGTTTGTCGCGGTTATTTTTTACTAAGCTGGATCTAGCGTTTTTAAGTTTTTTCAAAATTTCTTTTGGATCACCAGTTAAATCCAAATCACCAAAGACCCTATCAACAATGTCTCTATCTAAGTTTGATATTGTTCTGCCTGATTCGTTGAGTATTTCCCTAATACTTCTTTGTTTGACTTGTTCTATATAATTTTTAATTCTCGTCGCATCTGATACGTTAGGATTAGGGACTCCCATAAATGCAGCAGCCTCGTCTTTGAATCTAGCAATCCTACCAGGTAAGCCTGTTATTGGCACATCATTTTGCAGTGCTGCTTCAAACAACGCTATTGCATCATTCATTATTCCAATTGAAGCTTGTGTACCTTCATAATTTTTTATATTGTCACTCAGTTCAGTTGTCATCGCGTTGAGAGATTTAAGCTCTGAAGGTTTCAAAGGATCAACTTGTCCTTTCTCTATCATTTCTTTAAGAAGTTCTGCATCTCTTTCTGCCTTAAGTGCCTCTTCTTGCGCTCTTTCTTCAGCAGCAGCTGCCGCTCCTAAAGCAATACCTTTACCAAGCTCGCCTTGGGTAACTAGACCTTTACCTATGTTTCTAACAAAACGTAGGAAGTCAGGGCTGGTTGTAAACTCAGCAAAACTAACTTCTTTTGATTTAGGTGGGGGAGGTACTTCTTCATCTACAGCACCTGGTAAGCCAGCACCTGCATCTGGTTGATCTCCTACATCTTCTTGATCTCCTACGCCTGGTGGTTTTCCTGCAACCGCTGCATCTGCAACAGATTCTGGTTCTCCTTCAACGTCTTCTACGTCTTCTTCAAACACTTCCACTTCAGGTTTTTTAGGAGTTTGTTTGTCTTCTGTAATACCAATTTCTTCCAAATCTTTTGCAATGGTTTCTCTGCCGCCAGCTGCTCCAAGTACCAATATATCAACCTCTTCTGGATCCAAACCGCCCCTAGCCATGTAACCTGGCCCAAAACGATCTTTTTCAAACAGTTCTCTGGCTCCAAGCTCAGTGTAAAAAGGATTGTCTGCACCTTCTTGACCTTTACCGCCAAAGAATCCTGCTATACCTGGTAAAGTCCGTTCAGCCACTTCACCCAATACATCTCTTGCACCTCTACTTAAAGCGTAAAATGCACTTCCAAAGTCTTCGGGGCCAAAAGTACCTCCTCTTCTTTCCTCGAGAGTTTGATCACCTCCAAACATTCTGAAATAACCTGGTTCATCTGTTGCAATAAACTGTTCTAGCGCTTTGTTTACATTCTCTCCACGCTCTATGTCGGGTGAATTGTAAATTCTGTAAAGGCGTATACCTTGCCCTCTGCCTTCTTGTATGTCTTTTATACCTTGAGAAAAATCAATTACACGCCCGTCACTTAGTCTGATTTCATTTGGACCTAATTTTTTTTCTGGCTGTTCATCCCCTTCTACAGTGATGTCAGTATCCATCAATCCTTGTAAGTCTTCAGAAAAATCTACAACTTCAGGAGTTGCCGCTGGATTAAGTGTGTCACCTTGTTGCGCGTAAGTACCAAGTCTAGGGTCAAGAGAAGGGTCAGCTGGTGGTAAACGATCTGGAGCTATATCTACAGACGTGTCAAAAGGCCCTTGAGCCATTTCATCTAATCTTTCAGGAGTTAATGGTCTTGGTCCTCCAAAGGGAGGATCCGTAATCATCGGGTCATCTTTCATCGGACCACCCACTTCTTGCGCTATTCTTTCAATGGTTCGTAAACCAACATCCATCGGTATGCCTTGTTGAGCAAAGTCTTGTTGCAACACTTCAAAAATTTGTAAAGGGCTTAAGCCGCTCGTAGCGTAGTTAGCTATCAAACGTGATAAATCAGTAACTGGTGAATTTACTGCATCACCATTTGCAAACATTTTTCGTTGTAAAACATTCATTAGGTTGTATAAGTTCCTCCACCAGCGTAAGGATTGTATTGTCCGTATGGATTACCGTAGAAAGCAGCAGGAGTTGCAGCTCCGCCTGCGGTAGCGGCAGTTGATGCGGGATCGCTAGAAGTTGTGGTTTGCGGTTTAGCAAAGTTAGCATACGTACTCAAAAAGGTTCCAAGTCCAGCACTTAATGGATCAGCTGGCGCTCCGTAAGTTGTAGCAACTTGTGTTCTTCCGCTTTGATATGTGGGCAAAAATCCTCTGACAAATTGAGCCGCTTGTGTTGGAGCCATTCTAGTTTGTATTGCTTGTTCGTATTCTCTGCCAAGCGCAGTATCAGTGAGACCCCTAGCTGTAGCGCCTAATCCTGATAATTCACCTCTTGACCTGATACCTAGATCAACCACATCTCTTCCTAATCCCCCAATTCCAGCACCGTAACCAGCGATATCTGATCCTATAGTTCTCGCTAATCCAGCGCGTCTGCCGCCTATTCCACCCAACTGTGTTCCAAATCCAGCTAACGTGCCAGCTAATCGCTCTCTAGCTCCAGCTTGTCTACCAAACTCTCCTAACGCAGCCTGTTGCGCTTGTCCGAATCCTTGACTTCTAATACCCGCTAAAGCTTCGCCAAGACCTCTACCTAACGCAGCTCGTCTTTCATCAGCACTCAGTCTAGCTCTTGAACCAAAAGCAGATTCGCCTCCTTGCGAAATATCTCTTGTTCTTGCATCTATATCTTGCAGTTCTCCGCGTTTGAACACATCCTCTATTGTTTGTTGTACGACTCTATCTTCAAACGGATCGTAGAATTGCCTAGTCAATCTGGGATCAAACTGCATACCAGCAGCACGTCTAGCCGTATCAGTTGCAGCTCCCAAATAAGCTTGCTCGCCAGCAAAGTAAGGTTGCGCCAACTGTCCAGCCCTACGAGACATTCCCATGCCTTCTTGATAAGCTCTAGTGCTGGCATCTAAATACGGTTGATATGAACCTAAACCACCATAAGCTCCCTGCATAGCAGCAAGTTCTAACGGAGACAGTCCAGCAGTCTGTCTTAGTATCGCTGGTTGACCAAAAGCCCTGTTAGCTGCGGTTATAGCTTGAGAAATTATGCCTGGTGTATCAGGAGAACCAAAATAAGCCTCTCTAACAAAAGGATCGGATATTACTTCATCTCTTGCAATATTAGTTACGATTGGATTGATAGCTTCTGCCATTACATTCCCTCAAATATATTCATTAACTCGCGCATGTTTTCTACGCCTTTTTCTCTTGAAGGTTCGCCACCTTGAACCAATTCAATACCTGACTTACCTTTTTTTAAATCGTAAGCGCCAGCGCCTCTTGTAGCTTTGGCCGTCATTACAAATTCACCATCACTTAACATCGCTGGTATATCATCAGAAGTGCCTGTACCTGGCCCGATTGATTCTCCGCCTTCTCGTAAATCTAGTTCAGCCACTCCGCCAACTGCAAATGCTTGTCTTCCTGCTCCTTCAACATCCAAAACAGCTGGTTTAGGACCTAATCCAAATTCGCCTCTTGTTCCACCTGTTCCTAGTTCTTTTGATAATTGGTACCTACCAAGCTGATCCATCATTACTTGAGGAGTTTGAGCTAAACCACCAGCTCTACTTTTTGTATCGTCGTATACGGCTTTAGCAAGCAAACCTGTCAGACCAAGACCTAATCCGCCACCAGGAAAGCCTCCAGCTATTTGTTGCGCTCCTTTACCAAGAAAACTCAAAGGACCCGTACCTTTGTTAGGGTCTACGTTAAATAATTTATCTGCAATACTATCAGGTCCAAATAATCCGCTAAATTGTGGTCTTGAAGACATCATTTGATTGTATTGTTCAACTGAAATATCTTGCATCGTATTTTCATTCCTATAACCAATCACATTTCCGTTTTGATCCATAATAGGAGTGTATTCATCTTGTTGTCCCGCACCCATACCTCCAAACAAGCTACCTATACCACCAAGTACATTTTTGAATAATCCTTTTTTATCAGCTCCAGGCAATATAAATTCTTTGGCTCTGCTGAATAAACCTCCAAGACCGCCCCCTGCACTTGGGTTTATCCCTGGTGTTCCTTTGAATATATTACTAAAGATATTACCCTTTCCGCCAGTCAGACTACCAAGGCCCCCTCCGCCCCCTAAACTAGCCAAGGCAAGTGGACTTGCCCTACCTTTTGCAACGTCATATACAGTTCCTGCTTTTGCTATTAAAGCCGCAGGTGCTTGCCAAGGGCCAGGTACAAATTGAGCTACTGAAGCTACTTTTCTACCTACCTTTTTTATTTTTTTAAAAGCTTTCTTGAAAAACCCAAACTCGGGTAGTCCTGTTATAGGATTAATGGACATACCAGATCCAACGGCATATTCGTTTGGATCAAGGCCAGCTGCCCTCATTTCTTGGTTAATACGTGCTTGAGTTGCGGCTGATATAACAGGCGGTACGACACGCTCGCCCAAAGCAACGTGAGCTAGAAACTGATCTTCGTCTCTACCTAAACTTGCTATTCCTGTCCCAGTTCTGTTTATTCTATCCATTTGTCTTTAATTCTACTGTTTTTAGTCCTATTGTTAAATAAAATTCATTTCTAAATAGTTTTTTTTATCTTCCCAACAAGGACGCGAAATCAACCAAAAAACCAATAAGTAACGATCTCCTGACTGTACGGGCAGTCCTCGGTGCATGTGAGTAAAGCTTGGAAACATCAAAGCGCTACCTGTAGGAAGCGGTTCAACGACTCCTCTACCTTGAAATTCTGTTCCACCACCCTCGTATTCACCTGTATTTAAAGGAATGACTACGCTTATATCTGCGCTTGCATCGTGGTGCCAAGCGCCTTGTTGTTTGTCTCTTATATTGTAATTGGCTATTTGTATGCCGCCATCTGTTACGATTCTGCCCCAAAGCCCCATAAATATTGGGTTAAAAATGGTGCTGACCACATTCATCAAAGACAGGTAAAGTTCGGGTATATGGTCTTGTAAGACTATTTCTGGTATTTGTCTCAATGTGTCTTCTTCCGAATTAGGCTCAAAGTTAAAGTGCTTTTTTATATTTTCTAATTCGTCTCTGAATATATCGCAAAATGTTTCTGAGAATATAGGTGCGGTATATACATCTTTGATAGGTTCATCAATAACCGCATGTAAAGGGAGGTTTTCTAAGTTTTCTTGGCCTTTTGATTTCAGAAAACGAACGATATCTAATTGAGAATCTTTAATGGTTTGAAAAGTTTGGTCTTGTATAAACCAGTCAGAAGGTCGGCTGAGAAGTAAATTTTTTACCTCATACGCTGAATTTGTACTCTCTACAGCCTGCATATCAAACCTTTATACTTGTCGCTCCGTTGTTTCTGACAGTTACAGAACCCAGTTCTGATTGCAGTTCAAACCCCTGTGGATTCTTAGGAGTATGAAGCTGTATCCATTTGTTTCCAGTATAAACCTGTAAAACTCCAATAGATGTGTTCCATACTACATCACCTTCGTTAAATTTTAAAGAACCAAGCTCAGTATCGTTGAATTGTGGTGTAGAGTTTGGGTCAAACGCACCAAGGTTCAACTCCAGTATTCTGGTTAATCTGTTAAAGTTTTCTTTGGTTACAGAAGGTTGTAGTTCTGTAGGTAAACGAGTTTCTAATAATTTGCTCATCTTCTACCATCAGTCTTAACATCCATTCTAGTATCCCCTAAACGCCATCCAATAGACAAATTACCATCATTAGTAGCGTCGTCGTTTGATTCAAATCGTACTACAGCCTGTCTGCCTCTTGCCCTTAAATTTACTTTTTGAGTGGTTGAAGATACTTCAGAAGTAGAATCGGTAGTCAAAGAATCGCCTGGAAAGTTTCTTACTTTAGTTACTACGTTGACTGTACCAGAATTATCATCTTGTAAAAATTTGATATCTGGTATTAAGGCAGATATTTGCGTAAACCGATCACCATCCCCTATATCAAAATCGGCTGATTCCACAAACACGTTAGTCATCGCACTTCCGTCGTTGTCAAAACCTATTTCATGTTGATACAAGTAACCGCCGTTAGTGGCTTGTGGAAATGATTCAACACCTGAGTCTAACCATACGGTTCTAGTCAATTGACCGTAGTACCAAACTTGTTGTTGAGTGTTGTATATAACATATCTGTCTATTTCGTCGCTTGATGAAGAAGGGTAAAACCAACCCACTTCATTATGTTCACTGTTGGTAAATGCCTGTATTTTATAGGCTTGACCTGTATTAAGATCGCCAAATACATAATTATGAACGCTACAAGGCAGTTCCTGCACCGTACCGTTATATAAATAGAAATTACCATATCCCATAAAGAATACGCCGCCCGAAGAAGTGATAGCTGCTTTTGGACCTATAAGACCTGATGCTTCGTTAATAAGATTCAAAGCAAAGGTTAAAGGTGCGCCTACAAACTGCATAGAATATACAGAGGTGTCTGTAAAGATTACAACTTCTTGTCTGGACTTAACGCCACCTACAATACTAGAACCAGAAGACAATCTTACCGATCCAGCGGTATTGGTAATTTGCGGTTCAAAATCAAGTTCGTTTTCTTGATCGGAGAAAGCAACCAACATCGGATCTAACACTCCAGACCTCGCGCTACCTTCAATTGGATCAGCGCCTAAAACGATAAGGTGTCTGTCAACCTCTGAGGTTATTACTTGTAAACCTACGGTTGGTACAAGGTTGGCTCCAGCTATATCGGATAATTGGACAGCTCTGGTGCCAGTTCCGTTGTTTTCAAGCCAACGATAAATACCGCCACCTCTAGTATTCATAATAAGGTTTTCACCAAAGTTATCATGTGTCCAAAGTCTAAGCTGATTGTTACCACCTAATGAAGTTGCTGAACCCCAACCGCTTGCCCCCCACGTTCCAACACTCCACCCTGTTGATTGCACGTAAACATCAAGTCCCGTATTGATTTGGTAAGCTGCATCAGTAGCTGAACCGCCGTTTCCTGAATCACTTGCATTAGCTGTAACCGTAGAGCCAGATGTATCTTTTGCGGTAATCGTATACGTGTTGGTGCCTGTCACTAGATCTATTTGATATTCTTGATTTAGTACAGCAGCTGTTACGTTACCTCCTAAAGAGACGGCATCTGAAAATGTAACAAAATCACCGTTTACAGCACCGTGACTGGCATCCGTAACCGTTACGGTAGAAGACCCATCAGTGGCCGCAAAAGTAGCTGCGTTTGTTGTTGTTTTGCGAATTGGGGTGACGTCAGCAAAAGCTGTACCGTCTTTTATGTAATACTTTAAATGTGTTCCAATTCCTAAATATTTATTACCACTTAAAGAAATCCAATTGTGTAAGGCTCTAGCAGTTCCTAGGTATGTGCTGTCAGTAAGTTTTTGCCAACCTCCAAATTTTTCTACTCTACCTTCTCTAAATCTAATTAAATTACAATCAAACCAACCGTTTTCGGCACTATACGCTGTTCCTTCTCTGTATATACCTGGTCTGAACTGTACTTTTGAATATGGCATCTAGATTTTCTCCCACTCTTTCCCTTCAAACAAATTAGCCTCTGCTTGTCTTCTTTTAACCAAACCCGCTAAAACCTCACCACCTGCTTTATTCCAGCGTTTTATCTGTTCTGGTACGCCGCCATAATCGCCCTCATTAAGAATACGTAACAAAGTAGATTCTTTTAGATTGGTTGGTCCTAAGTTGTATACCCAAC